GATATAATTTCTGCACCATCTAGATTAGCTCCTTGAGCAACTTGCAATGCGGTCTCATCCATAAATAACTCTCTATCCTGTGGATGTCCTACAATCCATTTAGCAGTAACATCTAGCACACCATCTGTAAGAAACTGTGTTAAACCTTGTGCTCTTGCTTGAAATGTTGCCAAATTCTTTCCTTTATTTAGACTTCACCCACCCCCGAGACAGACAGGAGCTACTCAGAGGTGGGATCAATCATTTTTGTTAACTTAACGTACTATTTACGGTGCCGTGAACAATGCTCCAGTTACAAAACCTGTAGCATCAGGCGACAGTATAGTACCTTCTATCAACCAAACATCGGCACTTGCAGTACCAATAGTAGATTCAGCAATAGCAGTAAGTCGAAAACTACTACCTACTCCAATCTCTGCATCGGTTGTATTAAGTGCTAACACTAAAGTACCATCACCACCAGCAGGAATAGCATTAGATTTATCAGCAGCTGTGTAAGCTGTCATATCTAAAACCTTTACAGTTCCTACAAAGTCATCGTACCCTATAGTCGCAGAATCACCACTTGAATCAGTGGCGTGACCACCTGTATTAATAGTATAGGAGCCAGCGGCTGCACTATTACCACTAATACGTACGGTAAAGTCATAATATGTTCCAACATCTCCAGTTGTAACAGTTGGAAGATTTATGACTTGTATCTGGGAGGCAGTACTATTTAAAACAACCAAACTACCTGTTAAAGCAGGAGTTAAAGTTGTTACAGCAGTAGTTGCACCCATGCTTATCACATTACGTTTAATATATGCTTCCTGATCATCTCCTATGAGAAAATCACTAGCATTATCAAACTTGTTTTGTCCATACATTGGATTAGCCATTATCTACCCCCTTAACCTTGTTTCCACACAGCATGGCATTCAGGCATACTGAATTCCATACCAGCTTCAGTTAATATTAGATCAACCCTACGGTCAATACCACTATTTTCAAGTGTTTGCACACCTACATAAATAGAAGTATCACGATCTACACCATTGCCGACCAGTGGACGATACTTAGCGTATTTCATATTACAAGCAAGGATTTTCACATTTGTGCCATCCAAGTGAATATTACGTACGATATTAAGATCGCCATAAACAGTGTTGATAACGCTAACGCCAAGACCGAGTACATTTTTCTTGCCAGATACACCAATATCAGATTGGTACATTGCACCTCTATTATCTGTAGCATTTCCAATGCTTAGATTTTGAAGTGCGTATCCGCCAAGTTTATGCAACCAGTTGTACACATCTGTTGAACAGAAGAATACAGTAGCATTACCGCTATTATAACGTGGATCTAAGAAATTAGACATATCGTCTAAGAAGTCATCTTGACTTTTACTAGTAGTCCAGGTAAATACATTACCTTGACTTAGGCAGTAATCAACAGCACCTTGAGTGTATTGAATGCCACCATTGGAAGCCTGTGATCCGAAAAGTAAGCTTTGTTCGATATCCCATTTATGTTCAATCAGCTTTTCTTTCCATACACGAGCCCATTCACTAGAGTCATACTTCAGAGACGTTGCACGAGCAGTATTAGTCATTGCCATGCTTGTCTTCCAGATCTGAGTATATCCAAATCCAGTTGAGAAAGGCTGGTCTTTCCATGTTTCAGGATAGCCAGAACCTTCAGCATGTGCAGTACCCACTACATAACATCTTGCACGTTCTACTCCAGTAGCAAGATCATATGAAGCATGTACAGTTGTTGTATTTGCAGCACCATCAAGAGGTTGGTTTGCTGTTGTAGCAGCACCCCAGCCTGCAAAATCAACTGCAGTTACACTTTTTGCACGTACAACAGTCAGTTTCAGATTAACACACAATGCATCTGCACTATCGTCATTAACTGTATCTACTTTTCCTACAAAGTAGTCACTGACGTTAAACGCTTCTGCAGCAGTGTCAATAGCTGTACCATCGGTAGTTACCAATGGAATCTTGACTAGTTGACCTGGCAAATAGAAAATAGGCTTCGTGCCTGCTGAACCTACAGTTAGGTCAGCCTGATTGATAATCCCTTGGATATTTCCTTCGGATTGATAATCAGTTTTCATTTGCAGCCAGATTACATCACCCACAGCATCTAATAAGGTAGCAGTTGGAGTTGCCTCTGTACTTGCTATAGCACCTTCAGTAGCGCCCCATCCAGTTACGTAACCGTAACGTTTATGATAGGATGGTCTACGTTCAGTGAACTTAAACGATGGATCATCTGTGGGGTTTTTTGATACCATTGACACGAATCTAAAAAATGGATCCTGTGCAATGGCTAATTCAGAAACCTGGGCACCGAAGTTAAACTTCCGCCTGAGATCACCAGTATCTAAACCAGATCCTGCAGACGAAGGCGAATCAACATCGGTAACACTCAGGTTACTTAATTGAAATAAATCAGCCATGATTTACCCCCCTTTATTTATTATTAAGAACTTCTCGTTTTAATGTACTATCCAAACAGTCCATCAACATTGCCATCAAGGTCCTTAAGTGCATCAAGAATCTGATCGCCTTGTGATTTCTTCACTTCCCCAGCGTTATTAGCACTGGCTTGTGATGTCGGGATACTTCGTACATTCTTCATTTGCTTCAGGGTATCTTGCTTAGATGCATTTGCAACATTCTGCTGGACCTTATCACGGTTCACCAGATAGAATGCATCATCTAAAGTCATACGATGCCCTTTGGCTTTTTCCTGAAAGTCTCTGAATTCATCATTCGTCAGATTATGTCGCTCTTTGAAGTCTACTTCAGCCTTTTGCATTTCACCTTTTGCTCTAGAAGCGTTAATACGCTGTCTTTCAGACTTAAGATGTTTCTGCATTCGCTGTTCGACTTGCTGATTGACCATATGATTCATGACTTTTGCAGAGTCTGATTCAGGATTGGTAACAGCTTCATGAGAGTCAAACACAAAGTCCTCATCTAATCTCAACTTTTCTTGAACTGTTTCATCTGGTTTACCACCAGATTCCAAGTATTCTCGAATGTATGGTATTAGCTTAGGATCTTTCTGCATAACCTCTAACAAGGGTTTCAGTGGTTCGAGGTTCTTCACCTCGGCACTTAGCCTTTGTGCTTCTCGCGAGGAATCGCTGTACCGCTTTTCCCAGTTTTGACCTGGTTCTACTTTTGCTTCCTCTACGAGTTCTCCACTATTACCAGTTTCCGAGGGGTCCCCAACTTTTGTTGAAGGAGTTACCTGTTCTTTGTCAGTAGAGTTGTCTTGTGTTATTACACTGTTGACATCACTTTCCAGTGAGTCAAAGAATGCATCAGTGGAGCTGGATGATTCATCAGTAGTGCCTTGCATTACTGATTCCATATCAAGGTTGCCCTTTTGCGTTCTATCTTGTTTCATTTCTTACCTCTTAATTTACACCTGTTTATTGTTTGGAGTCAAGTTAGCCACCTGTTCCTTCAACTGCTTACGGAGTTGCTCACTTTCAGCTTTTTCAACTGCTTGTAAAACTTTCTGTTGAGAGTCTGTTTGCAGATAGCTCTTTTCTAATCTTGACTTCGTATCATTTACTTTTTTATCAACTTCTGTTGCGCCTTGTAGAATCTTAGCTTTAATACCAGCTTGTACCAATTGACGCTGTAATGTTTCGATTGTACCGTCTTTATCTGTCATTGCTTCCTCCATAGAAGATACCTGCCCTTGCATCTGTGCTAATTTGCTCTTACGTTCAGCAATCTTCTCTTTATTCTTAATATCAGCTTCAGCTAACAATGCAATATCATCAATTACACCTAGTTGCATTAATTCTTTTAATTCTTCTAGATATGCCCATCTATTTACAGGCATTGTAGAACCAGCTATAAGTCTTACATCGAATTGTGCTGATTCATAATCCATATATTTACCTACTGCCTTACCCATATCATTATACATAGGTACATTAATCTCCACTTCCTTAGCATCTATCAATGCATTAGGTTGTATGATTCTAAATACTTTATGTCCAGTATATGATGCCTGTGAATATTGCATCACTACTCTACCAGTTTGTCTCAATGCAGGTTCTAAGCAATTATTAAGCCAATATTTGATACGCCTAGTACCATACTCATCCATAGCAAGCATTCCACGATATGTTTCATGCTGTGCACCTGTATCACCCTGCATAGCTGCATATATACCAGCTAAGTATTCCATATCTCCCTTACCTTCATTTACAATGCCAAAGAATGCATTCGACAAAGGAGCTGGCATTACTGGCGTTGGTGCTTGGGCGCCAGGCCTAATTGGAAGTAGCGCTCCAGGAGAAGAAGAGTATTTCTCCCAATAGCCTGTATCAATAGCGCCCTCTTCATGCATCCATCTCAGCGATGAGCCGAGAGACGCATTGTGTACCATAAGTTGGTGTGCCTTATTCAATTCTCTCTGCTTTCCTATAAGTGGAGACACTGCACTCATTGGGAATGGTGTACCAGTCCATTTATAGTGAAAAGGTATAAGTGGATATTCAGATATCTTATCTGGCAAGAACCGTTGAGATATAGTCTTGTCACCGATAACAATAGTTTGCTGTATCTTATCATCAAAGAATTTAACAGCTTCAATGACCATTGCCTGAAATGTATCATCCTTTTCAAGTATTTTATATTCCTTCTCATTAACAACTTTATTCTCTACCTTGGATGCTTCATTCTGCAATTGAGACATTCTCTCTTGTTGTGCAGATTGAATCTGTTGTTGTATTAATTTCTGCTCTTTCTGTACTTCAAGCTCCATACGCTCTGGAAGCATATCTCCTGATTCTACTGCTTCTTGCATTTGTACTTGTTTCTCCAAAAATTGCACTTGCATTTCCGCTGTAAGCTCTTGTATATATACCGCCACTTGTTGTTGAAGTTGTTGTAAGACACTTTCATCTGGTAATACCCGATAGAATACATTCATATAGGGTAACTTGACTTTTTCGTAGCATTCAAAATACTCCAGTAATTTTTCATCATCATCATTAGACTGTATAGAATTACGCATACTAGTCCCACCAGTTACAGTATTTCCACCAGAATCGGGACCAGAGAAACTAGGTCCCTCAATATGTCCTCCACCTGCACCTGAAATCACATCTTTGTAACTAAAGTCATGAGTATCCTCATCATATGTTTTGGTAGAATGGTTCTTATC